CCAAGTAGAGCAGCCTCAGCATGGCCCGCCCGCCCCGGACACGAGCAGCACGAATGGGAAGAGCCACGGACAGTCGTGGTCAACACCCAACGCAAACGATCACAGGGAAGCGACGGGGATGCGTCCGTCACGGATAGAGACCAACCGCAAGACGGAGTACCTACACAGGCAGGTCAACACAACGACAGGCAAGCTCAACCCCAACTGGGTGGAGCAACTGATGGGGATACCAGTGGGGTGGACCCAACTCAGTTCCGCGTGGACAGGCTCCGAATGATCGGGAACGGGGTGGTTCCAGAGACAGCGCAGCGAGCGTATCAAGTACTCGCAGGAAGATTGAGAGGGGGTGAGAGAGATGCAGGACAATAAGGTACGGGACCTACGTTATGAGTTCCAACGAGAGATCCAGGATCTCCAGCGAAAATTAAGTCTGCTGGTGTCGGATCAATCAAAGCTGCAATCTGACATGCGGCAGCTCCAGTCAGCCGTGAATAGATTAGAGAGGTCAAGCCGATGAGTAGTGATGAGTTAGTCTGCGAGGGATGCGGTGAGAACAACGTCCTTGATTCGACAGGGATTGACTATGACGATACAGCAGGGCCGTCTGGTTTTTGCATGAACTGTGAGGAGCAGATGCGGTATGTGGAAAGAGAGGGGGTGATATAGATGTCTAAATCAGGAAGAGCAGCCTACAAAGCACAGCAACAAGAGCGGGGAGCAGATAACTACATGGCGGAAGAGGGTGAACGTCGTCACGATATCGATCAACGCATCACGGCGCTTGAAGAAATCGTGAACGCGGATGGACTGAGAAGAGGTCAACACATAGCAGCGCTGAAGGAGGCAGCGACTGCACTGACGGAAGCACTCCGTGATAAAGACTACCCGAAGCAGCCAGAGCCAACACAATCGGAAGACATACCATTTTAAGGGAGGTATCAATGGAACTTATTATTGGGATCTTGATTGTCGGAATCATCAGCAGCATATAGATGTTACAAGAGAGAGAGGTTTTTATGGAACGCGAAGATACATTTGCAGTCACAACAATTTGTACAACCTGCGGTGGACACCTCCAGTGTCCCACATGCCAACCAGATTTCCAGCGTCCACTCGACGCACAGATTCGCGAGGCTGCCACAACCATGCACCCGAAGGAAGCACGGCTCCTCGTCAAGGATTACTACATCATGCAGTCGAACCGTGTCCGGGCAGACAACCAGATCAGAAGCTCAAAGGCACTGGATGAGCCAACGTCTATCCTCGAATGGTCATCCCATAACTTTCGAGAACTGGAGAACCAAGTCCGCAAGGTCTTGGACAGTTACAGTAGCTCATCCAAGATCGGTGAGTGGGCAAAGAGTAACACCGGTATCGGGCCCGTCATCGCATCGGGGTTACTGGCACACATTGATCTCGACAAAGCACGGACACCGGGTGCGATCTTCCGCTTCGCCGGACTCGACCCCAGTATGCAGTGGCTCGGCAGGGACGGGACACGAGATATCGTAACGGATGTCTTGGGAACACAGCGTGACCCGGACGACGACGATCTGGATCTCATTGCGGATCGACTGAACAGGTCACCATCCAACCTGCGTGAACTGATGCGAGCCCACATGGAAGAGGAAGCCGAGCGCAACAACAGGAAGACGGTGAGTGATGAGATCACACGCGATGATGTCATCAAGGCAGCATCACGCAGACCCTTCAACGCCAACCTGAAGAGGTTGTGCTGGATCATGGGCGAGAGCTTCATCAAGGTATCGGGGAATGACAAAGCATTCTACGGTCAGAAGTATGCAGAGAGAAAGCTCTGGGAGATCGAGAACAATGAGGCTGGGGGCAACGAAAAGCTGGCTGGTGAGAAGATTGCCAGCGGAAAATTCAAGAAAGCAACGAAGGCGAAGTCCGCCTATGAGAAGGGGAGACTGCCGGATGCGGAGATCACGAGCCGTTCACGACGGTGGGCAGTCAAGATGTTCTTGTCCCACTACTGGGATGTGGGGTATCGTATCGCCAACGAGGGACAGCAGCCACCCCGACCGTGGGTGATCGAGCATGGGGGACACACCAAGTACGTTCTCCCACCAAACCTCGACATGATTTAACAACCGAGAGATCCACGATTGATGAAGTAACATAGTAATAGAGAGATCCATATCTCAAGAGGTAACATGAGCGATGAGAGATCCAAAGGCGAATAGGTAACATGTTAGGTGAGAGATCCACTGGCGAAGAGGTAACAGGAAGAGAGAGAGATCCAGATAAGAAGAGGTAACAAAGCATGCGAGAGATCCAGCGAAGATGAGGTAACAGGCTTACGGAGAGATCCATAGTTAATGAGGTAACAAAGCCCGAGAGAGATCCAAGATCTATGAGGTAACAAGGAATTTGAGAGATCCACGGGCGAAGAGGTAACACAGAGCTAGAGAGATCCAACGACAGCGAGGTAACAGATGGTGCGAGAGATCCACAGTGGGATAGGTAACAAAAGATGGGAGAGATCCATCCCGGCAGATGTAACAATCCATACGAGAGATCCATTGCTTTTGAGGTAACAATCCAGATGAGAGATCCAATTTCCGAGAGGTAACATGACCGATGAGAGATCCAAAATTGCAGAGGTAACAATGGGAAAGAGAGATCCATCGCTGTTAAGGTAACAAAGGAAACGAGAGATCCACGTGCCACGAGGTAACAGGTGAATAGAGAGATCCATGAGACTTGAGGTAACAAACGGTGAGAGAGATCCATCTCTGACGAGGTAACAGGCTTACGGAGAGATCCATAGTTAATGAGGTAACAAAGCCCCAGAGAGATCCAGTGCGAATGAGGTAACACAGTCAGGGAGAGATCCATTGGTGGGGAGGTAACACTAGATATGAGAGATCCACGATTGCTGAGGTAACAAGGTTGGGGAGAGATCCATTTCGGCAGAGGTAACAAAGCCGCGGAGAGATCCAATCGGATAGAGGTAACAGAAGATATGAGAGATCCATGAAAAAAGAGGTAACAAAGCCCTGGAGAGATCCACGCATCGCGAGGTAACAGTTCGGGGGAGAGATCCGCAGTTGATGAGGTAACAAGTTGGGTGAGAGATCCACAACCACCGAGGTAACACAGAAGTGGAGAGATCCAAGGTGAATGAGGTAACAATAGGTTTGAGAGATCCATTGTTCATGAGGTAACAAAGCCCCGGAGAGATCCAGATGTACAGAGGTAACATATGTGTCGAGAGATCCACAAGTGAAGAGGTAACAAGAGGTATGAGAGATCCACAAGCGGTGAGGTAACAAAAGATGGGAGAGATCCATAAGAACCGATGTAACAAAGTTAGCGAGAGATCCAGGTAGTCTGAGGTAACAGACCCAGAGAGAGATCCACTGGCGACGAGGTAACAAAAGATGGGAGAGATCCAAGCGGAACGAGGTAACAAGTAAGGAGAGAGATCCAAAAACTCAGAGGTAACAACAGACATGAGAGATCCAATCATCCAGAGGTAACAGATGACAAGAGAGATACCGAAGGCCGTCCCTGATAAAGAACATGCATGAAGAGACGGCCTGGAGAGAGGTACATCGGACGCCACAACATCCGATGACCTTATTCTACCACAACCGTAGTGACACCTAGGCATAGCTATTTGTATATGGGAGGTGTATACTACTACAGAGAAGGGAGGTGATAAACATGAAGGAACCAGAGGCATACATCATTGATGGACAGACGTTCACGCAGGACGATTTCTTAACACCTGTCGAGGCGCAATCCTATCTAGGTGTTGGAGAACAACAGATGTGGAGATGGCGATCAACAGGCCACCTAGATTATATACGTCTGTATAAAAGTATCTCGCTGCTCTATACAAAGAAGCAGTTGGATGAAGCACTTGCATTGAAGCGACCAGAGAGAGCTACAGCAAATAGTTAAGGAGTACCCATGAGTACCGTTGAAGAACAGCCACAGTATCAAGATGGAGAGTCGAGCCTTCTCCCAAACACGGGATCAAATAACAATCTACCCAGTACATCTTTCGAGCCACCACCATCGGTGACACGAGAAGCGATTGAACAGTTGATGTCCCCTGAACACAATAGAAGCATCAAGAAAGCGCCATCACTGAAAGAAATGGAACTGTTTATTGTCCAGTGTCTCACCAAGGCGATGAACCCACTGGCAGGAGACGTTGATTTCTGGACTGACGCAAATGGTCGCCTAACATTTGTCATCAGGGAGTCGTTCTATCTCCGTGTTGCTGATGCACATCCCAAGTTCCGGGGTATACAGTCAGGTGTCATCGTCGAACGAGGCCCGGATGGTGACCCATTTGAAATTGAAGGTGGGTACTACAAGAAGGGTGAGGATATCGTCGGTGGATGGGCAATCGTCCATCGGTCTGATCGAGATTTTCCCATCGTCCACAAGGTAAACTTCCGGGATTACATTATGGGCAAAGAGAAGAGCGAGGCATGGATAAAGTTTCCGGGTAGAATGATTGAGAAGGTGGCCCAGGTGGGAGCCCTAAGGATCGCATTCCCGGCACAGTTTGGTGGGCTCTATTCCGAGGATGAGATGCCCGATAAGGGAAGCGATGACATTGTCGTGAGCAAGCCGAAAGCGAAACGGAAAAGCCCAACAGTCAAAGCGGCAGAGGAACGTGGCGCCAAGGTCGAGTCACCTGAAGAGCAGAACACAGAGCCGATCTTTGAGCAGCCTCCTGAAACCACAGCTTTGCCTGAGGATCAACCGGAGCCTGAACTAGAGCCAGAGGTTCCTAAGATTGCGTTTATCGGGACTGATCCAGAATCCGGAAACAAGGTGAACATGCCAACATGTCCGGACCACGGAGAAGAGTGGGATTTACAGCCAGCAGGAACATCAGCAAGAACAGGGAAAGCATACGATGCCTTCTATAAATGCCCAGCTCGAACCGATGACGGATCTTTCTGCCAAGCATTCAATGAATTCAAGGTACAGGCGTCCTATGCATCCGCAACAGGAGATGCATAGTGCTGTTGCGGCACGACGCATTCGAGTGTGCAGACGCAGGGTTTGACTTCCCCCATGCTGCAACACAATGCCCGAACCCCGTGAGACGAGCAGAGGATCACAAGATGCAGGAGATTGAGGCGATACAGCAACAAACACAACAACTCCGGCGTCAGAACGATCTGATGCAGCGACACGCTGATTTACGCGAGGATGAAGGAGATGAATATTCTTCTCGTCCTCGTGCCCGGACAGAAATTCGACGCTTGTACTTGGATGGAAATACCGGCACGATAGGCGGTGGAAATACAAGCAGAGGGGGAATCAACATTGAACCAAGACAACATCGAGAGCCAAGTGAACCAGACGGAGAGTAGCTACGACTTCGACATGAATGGTGGCTCTGGTATCTATGAGCTTGAATGGGAAAGCCTCGGTATTCATATCAAGGTCAACCGTATCAGGGAGAACTCAAGCCACGAAATCCGTGCCGGAGTCGAAGTGACATCCAATCGGCCCAATGGTGGACACCTCAATGGGGGGCGTGTGATCCTAACGTCCCCCGGAAACATGGAATCCTTTGAGAAGCTGTTGAAGAAGGAAGACAGCAGCATCGAATGGGGGACGGTAGTGAAGCAGATGTCTGCTGCCGTCATCAAGGATTACCAAAGAGGTATTCCGGAAGAAGCCTTGATGGGAACAGAGGATCGGGCTGAGGCCACACGCTGGATCATCGAGCCCCTCGTGATGGCAGGGCAGCCAAGCCTCTTGTATGGGACAGGCTCCACAGGGAAGTCCTTTCTCGGACAGTACTTTGCTGTCCTCGTGTCTGAAGGTGTCAATGACAATGGGTTTCACATAGAAGAACCTCTGACGACACTGTACTTGGACTGGGAAACGGACAAGAGGGAACTGGATTACCGGGTTGGAATGATTCGGAACGGCCTGCACCTCGACCCTGTGACGGAACCAAACCTCTGGTACAAGACCATGACACAAAGCCTGTCTGCGGACATCGAGCAGGTACGGGAGATCGTCCTGAAACGGGGGATCGAGTTTGCCGTACTGGATTCAATGGGTTCGGCCAGTGGTGGAGAACCAGAGAGCGCCGAGGTCATGCTCCGGATGTTCAATGCACTCCGAAGTCTTCGTATTCCGACACTGAACATCCACCATGTGAACAAGGAGAACATTCTCTTCGGTTCCGTCTACGCATTTAACTCTGCGCGTGTTGTCATCGAAGCAAGGAAGTCACAGAACGAGGGAGAAGACCGCATTGACCTGGGCCTGTGGTCAAAGAAGGCCAACAATGCACGGATGTTTTCCCCGATTGGTTTCACGATTGGTTTCGATGGGAACATGGTGACGTTTCGGAAGAAAGAGGTACGGGACACACGCCTCGTCAAGGAGTTATCCGTTGTCGATCAGATGAAGAAGCTCCTCGACGGTGAACCAATGTCCAAGAAGGATCTTGCCGAGGCCGTTGAGAAGAGCGAAAAGCATGTCGCAACGGAACTAAATAGAAACAAGGACAAGTTTGTCGAAATACGGAAAGGAGTTTACGTGACACCGACATACGTTTACAACAAGCGGCAGGAGAATCCCAATGTGTAAATGCCACATCCCAGCCACACTTGTCGATGGAAAGGGATTCATGCATGTGTGCCGCACATGCGGAAAGACGTTATCCACGATGAAGCAGGCCATGCGACACTCCTGCCCACGTGGAACAGAAACATGCCGACGCTAACAATCCACCTCAACCACCTACCTGACAGGAACCTGAGCCCCAACGCCCGGAAGCACTGGCGTGTCGTCGCAAAGGCCAAGCGGGATGCAAAGGCAGAGACGTACTATCTCTGCCGGGAAGCAGGGATACCAGAACACCCATTCGAGAAGGCAACGATTAGCGTTACTTTCAAGGTAAACAATCGTCGCCGTCGCGATATCGACAACTTGTTCGCGGCCTTAAAACCATACATCGATGGGTTGGTCGTGGCAGGTGTCCTCGTTGATGATTCCGCTGACCGAGTACGCTACGTCATCAACGAGCTGGTGGTCGGAGATGTTATGGATACCGTGCTAGAAGTAGATGAGGAAAGGAATCGTATATGAGTACGTACAAAGAAGAATTTGACGGATACAAAAGAACGCCCTATTGGGATGACAATGCACCTATAGAGTGGCGACATTTGGAGCCCGGACCGCCTTTTCCACCGCCGTGGTTAGATCACCTTAGTAGGCTCACAAAAGAAGGAGAGGAAACAATCTATGTAACAGAACCCTACTACCTTGATGGAGAGAGTTTTGTGGAATTAGGAAAAATCATTCGTGATGGATGGGATGTTGAGATTCGTCTGGGGAATTCTATTCATAACCCCGGTGAAGCATTACCAATCTGGATTTCAAAAGAAAAGGGAGATCGATGAGTAAGCAGAATTTAATCGAAGAAACTCGCATCGGATTATGGGGGGAAAAAGAAGACCCACGACCTTGGACTGGCATTCGTTCCATACCAGAAAATCTTGTTTTGACCGCGAAAGAAATGGCTGAGGACATTGAGTGGTATGTTCGGGAATCTGGACATACGGGAACCACGTTTCCACTACTAGAGGACCGATATGGAAAACAAATGTCTGGTAATTTCACAATGAGTTTTCCGAAGCGCAACTTTGTCCTCTGGGTCGATGTGTCAGAAACATTTTGTGAGGCGCTGGATATACTAGGCGTGTTTAATTTAGATCGTGGGAAAATACATATCCATCCAAGTGATCCTATGGCTTATTTGATAGATGGTGGGACCTTGAATATTCCTGTTGTCAAACAACCGAATCATCACTACAAAGATCCTCGATGGCTACCAGTTTCATTTTATATCGGTCACAAATGCGAAGATGGCACACCGTGTCCCAACTCAACAAAGAACATAGAGAAATCTGACATTCAATATCAAGGAAACGGATAAGAACGTCAGAAGGGGGGCGTGGGTTTGCAGTCGCCCCCCTAGCAGGAGGTGGATGACCGTGACTACGCAGTCATCACCAATAATGAGCCATTCTTAACGTGAAGAACAAGAATGGCTTCAGGAGTATACGAGAAATCGTTCGAGAGGTAAAGGAGTACTGTCATGGAGAGACGCAACAAGAAATCAAAGAAGATGAAGATGGTTGAAACCCAGTACGGAGAGCCACTGGAAACACTTCTTCCCCGTCTGTATAACCTGTATCAGGGGTTGCCCGGTATGGTCGATCATATGAACCTGAACAAGTCAACGATATGGAGCTGGATGATGCGGCTCGGAATTGCTGTTGAAACCAGGGCATACGAACCGGAAGAGAAAACGATTGAGGAGAAAGAGTTTAAATACAATGAACGCATTCGAGACTTGGAACGGTTGAGTTCCCAGTACAAGCATTCATTGCAAGATACAAACGATGAAAACAAGAGGCTGAAAGAGGAGCTGGAGTTTGCCAAGAGGAGTTCCGGTACCGTTTATTGATGATACAATGATGCGGTTACGAGTTCTGAAGCGGGCTCGTAGCCAGCGGAGAGGGTAGGGGTTCTCTGACCCCTGCTCTCAACCACTCTTTTAGGCAACGAGGCCACTGATACGGGAGACGTTGCCACCGCAGGCATTACATGACCCACGTAGGCTGCGTCTCCCATTCTTCAACAGAACTTCCTTCACTTCATTCATTGGGTGCGTGTGTCTGCATTTCATACAGAACGCCGTGACACTCGGTACTTGTTTCACGAATGGCTTTGCCATCCACTTCAAAAACCCAAACATATCATTCTCCTATTCCTACGATGGCGGGCTAATGCTCACCTCGACATTATCCTCGTTGTCAAACGATTTATAAATTACACTGGTTGCGATGGTAAAATCCTTTGTTGCAAAACCATCCCCAGCACCAATTTCATTCAATATGATCTCAAGCGTTCCTGCCTTGATTCTCGACAGCGAACAGGCGCCACCCTTGGTATATAAATTACTCAGGATCAGGCGATCCACTTTTCCATTGACTCCGCTGGTAGCGGATGTGATTTTCAATTGGTCGTAGTACCCACCGCTTGTGACCATCGCATCGGCGCGATTTCCCCCACCGATTCCCCTGGCCCTAGGTGTACCGGCCACTGCTGCAATCGACTGCCCATCACTGGCGTTCTGCTTGACGATCAGGTGATGCGCCTCGATGTTCGCAAGTGTCATGGTCGTGCATCTCCACCGGTCAACCGTCATATGGCCCACTTCGAGATATGTTTCCGTGAACGCAGGATCAACGACAGCTGGCAAACCGCCAACGATAACCGCTGATGATTCACCGGATGGGAGTGCCGAGTTTGCGTAAGCGGTTCCGATTGTGACGTTCTCGATTTGTAGCAGACCGACGGGTGTGGAGCCTAAATCAACACGGAGGGTATTGTCGTCATCATAGTATTCCGTCGGGATATCAGCAGGAGCAGAATAGACTCCGGAATCCCCAGCGCTGAAACTTTTTCCTTCCATGACTTCATTGACAACAACCGTGGAGGTAACGGCGGTTGATGCAAACAGAAAAGTCCCGGCCATCTGTGGCGAGAACCCCATCGCCCTGAGGAGAGAATAGGGCGACTTGAGGAGGGTAAATGTTCTCCGCCAGCGGTCGCTTTCGTCTTGGAGATAAGCAACCTTGGCCAATATCCAGTCGCGAGAATCCCGGAGCGCATAATAAGTTGTCCGCGGAGATCCCATCAGGACATGGAAGAACTCCACAGCCAGGCGGAAGGGCGCCAGCGAGAAGCTGAGTAGGAAACCAGCCAGCCAGATCAATTCAGACCTAACACCTACTCCAGCTTTGCCCATAACTCTCCCAGATTTTAATCTGAGAGCCCCAAAATTGGGCCATGGTAGCGATATCATTCGGATTCCAGCACTTTCATGCCTAATGCGATAATTCCGCTCGATGCTCCGGCTGCAATCTCAACGGCTTCATTCATGATGCCGATCACGCTGAGCCCACCCAGCACAATAATCGCAATAAAGATCTGAGGTCGAATCTTTGATATCCAGTTCATATTCCTACTCCTTACGCAGTGTCAAAAGCGCTCATTGTCCACGATGATTCGTTCTGGTCGCGCTCATACACACGCACACGTTCCTTGATTACATCATTGAGATAGGTTGTTAGCTCGGCCTGTGTCACAGCATTGCCATCTGCCGGAGTAATCGGCCCCTTGAATGCTGCAAGCGCACGGTTCATGTTCGCCGTCGAATAGCTGAGAGTTATATCTGGCATTACCTTGCTCCTTCAATCAGCGCCATCTTGTTCTCCAGCGCTTCCAGTTTCTGTTCCAATTGCTTTTGCCTGACATGTCCTTGCCATATTGCACCGTTATGTAATCGCTGCAATTGCGTCACGTTTGTCAGGCCACCGTTCTCTATTGTATCTCCAAGGATTCCAGCTTCAATCAAATCCTTTTCGTTGTAGTCAACGAAATTATCCCACTCTGTCCGAATCGTGTCGCCACGGGTCTGCTCCAAAGCACGGACCAATTGCGCGTCATCGTAAGAGTCAAAAGTCTGGGCCGAAGTGACGCTGTACAAATCACCGTCTTCATCCACAAGTATCCGTGTCGCCATCGCTCCACCCACCTGTGCACGTAGAGTGAAGACGTTTCCATTTGAAGCGATATTGTCTGACGAGTTGCTCCCGTCGTGCTCTTCCACCTGAATATCGACCAAACCGTAGCCAGACGTTGTCTTTGTCGTCGCAGCCGTTCCGCCACTTGATCGGATAATTGTCACGAGGTCATTGGCCCCATTCTCGGCAATACTGTCGATGATTAAGCCCCCAAAATTTCCTGACGCTTGTAGGAACGACGCATACGTATCCGTCTCTGCACGACCTGTGCGACCGTGTGCAACGCCGCTTCCTTTGAATGCCATGATCTTATCCGTGTTTGAGCCCTGATTGATCGTCAGTCCTGTGCTGATATCGCCATTCGCTGAGTCGTTCAGGTAGACAGAGGCACTAAATGTGCTTGTCCCAAAAGCGTTTGATGCAGCCGTGGATGTGATACCGGCCGCTGCTGTGATCCCGCCACCATCTGCAATGGTGATTGCATTGTCCCCATCCGTGTATCCAATACCTGTTGTCTGTACTTCTCCGGGAACATTGATTCCTGCCGCTGCGTCGAGGATCTTCATATTGGTTGCGTCACCGTTATCCGTGAAGACCAAGTCTTTTCCATCAACGGCAAGTTTCACCGTGACATCCCCAGAGTTACCTTCAGTAAGTCTCAGGACCTCGGTCCCACCATCTTCCAGTATCCAGATACCAGATGCAGAATCCAACTCGATGTTCCCTGCTGCATCCATCGTGATCGCACCATCAACTGTGACATTCAGATTAGCGGCTGCGGCTGCGTTATCCACGGTGGTGATATTTAAGACCCCGTTGGTTGCGGCAGCTATAGTCACTGTGTCGCTGGTACTTGGGGTCATGACGATACTGTCATCCGTGATGACTGTCGTTCCTATCGTGAAGTCAGTGGTTGCATCAATTGTCTCAGATGTAATTGCTGTTGCACCTGTTATCACACCCGCATCGACATTGACCGTTCCATCCAGAACAATCGCTGATCCACCCGCAGGGTTGAGGTTGAGGGCTGCGGCAGATGTAATCGTTAATGCACCGGAACTCGTTGACCATGTCGATGCCCCTGCTGCCGTGATGGTTACGGGATTCCCCGCTATCGTTGCACCAGTTGTTCCGTCGTGTGTAATCGTGAAGTCATTCCCAGCTCCCATGTTGAACACGGAACTGTCGCTGGTCAGGCTCAAGTCGTCACCAACAGTTGCATCACCTGCTATGGCTACGCTGGAGCTTGCTGTCGTCGCATGAGGCGTGATCGTCAACATCGTCACGTAGGAACCTGCTGACGCAATATCGTTTCCAATCGTCAGAACGCCACCGTCAGCGACGTTTACCTTCCACTCGTCACCTGCATCGTCGCCCTGATCGGCCATGAGGTAGAGGACACCAGCTTCTCCTTCGCCACCTTTAATGGTGAATGAATCAATTTCATAGCTGATCTCCGCAGCTCCGCCAGTCGTCGAGTTAATTGTGAACACATCTGTTATCGTTCCGGCGACGGAGACGCCAAACCGAAACTGGCCATCCTCTGACGTATTGGATACGTCCGTCGCTTCCGCAGTCATCCGTGCAAATTCGTGGAGATTTCCCCCGTCATCTGCTAACTCGAACGAGATGTAAATCTCGTCGCCATCTGCCCGCGTGGTGTTCGCTCCCCGGAATATCGCGACCTGGTTGGACGCACTATTTGTGAGGTTGGTGAATGTACCAGCAGGTGTCCCTGCTGCCGCGTTGTTCCGGACATCGATCTCCTTGAGAGAAATCTCGTCGTCCCAGCGAATACGCCTGACTGATGTACCGGATGTAATCTCGACATCGTACCGATCCTGGTCGGCCTCAGCGAAATACCATAGACCGTTGCTATCGGTCGTGACTGTCGAGCCCTCCTGCGTCGTCGTTCCCGTCTCTAGGAGCTTGACGGACGCACCAGACACCGCAGTCCCTGCGTCATTGAAAACATATCCGCGAAAATTAACTGTCATCTCAGCCCCCTAGCTGGCTATGGTCTTTGTAGTTAAGAGCCTCCCGGCAATAGTATTCCGGATCGTTCAGAAGATCATCGTCATCAATGAATATCAAACTAATCCCCTGCCCGGCCATCTGCGCCCGTGCCATCAGGTCTCGACCCCGCACTTCCACACCGAATTCGTAGTGATAATACACCCCTTGCACGTTCACCGCCAAATCTGGAGGATTGGTGAACATGAAGTCCAGAACAACGCCACCCTTGTCCAATCGACCGCCCATCAGGGGGGACTGGTAAGTGAAGTCCTCTCCGGGCTCCTTGCCCAGAGAGATAAACGTGGAGTATGCAACCCACTCTGGGATCGAACCTTCCCAGTTCTCTGGAACCTCGATTTGTGACGCCTGTGTTGTCACGCCTTATCCCTCCAAGATCATGAGCCAGGAGATTTTATCGTTGTGCGTTGCGGCATCCACATAGAAAATGTTTGCCGGGACCGACCCGCCAAACTCACCAAAGTTTAATGACACCGTGTTCCCTGCGCTGAGTTCATATCCCAGTGACGCGCTGACATCACTCACGCCCACATAGGCCAATCCAGAGTTGCCTGCCAGTGCCTTGAACTGCACCTGCTTGACCCTGTTCGTGACGTTGTTGACCTGTACTCTTGTCCCGGCACTCGACACATTCGTAATTCCTGCATCCAGACGCATACGTCCTCCTAGGGTTCGGCCACGGTGATTGTTGTTGAACCACGCTCATCATGACCTGTAAATTCCAGACCAGTTGCACTGGTCACATCAACATAATAGTTCCGTGTTCCACCGCCATCATCACGGAATGTGAACTCCACGAGAGTCGTTTCCTCAATTGCCGACACCAGCTTCTCGCGTAGGTCTTGCGGCGTGTTTCCTTTATAGTCATGTGTGAGATCAACATCCACCTGATGCCCCCACTTCGCTGGCATCTTCTTGCGCCACTCCAACGTCAGGCTCACGACATCAGGGCTTTCAAACTTCTCCAGACCCGTTGTCGTTGCATCGCTTCGATTCAACGTCAGCTTGAACTTGATGGCACGGAACCCTGTTCCCAAGGAAGACCCAAACGTGTAGACATGTGTTCCGCTTGCCGCCCCCATCGTGGATGCATCGAGGCTAGGAACAGCCGTCGTGTATGATTCCGCATAGTCCGTGGCATATTCCACCTTGACCTTCTCTGTGGATGTCAGGTCCTGCGCTTCGATCCGCAACTTGAGTGCCAGCTTATCAACTTCGCTCTGGCCTGCATTGAACCACGGTGTTTCATGAATACACTCCTCGGCGTACTCAAACTCGGCCATCTCAGAAGGATTGATGATCGCTGGAGGCAAATTCATGAACCAAACAGAATTGTTGTGCCCCCACCATACACGATATTCCTCGTCGTAAGAACTGGAAACATGCATTGAATCAAGGCCCTTACCGAGGTTTCCGCTCAACCATTTTGTTTCCCATCCCATCTCGTTGTAGCCAACGATACTGCTGTACCCTGCGTCTGATTCAATCACGGGTGAGTGCCCAGTTTGTGTCGTTCCCTGTTGATATGGGATTGATGTACTGGCAATTGATAGAGGGGAAAACCGTGCATCAATTCCAGCCAACAATTCATTGTGTGATCCCTCCATCATTCGGATCGCACCGCGCTTGTCAAAAGGCATACCATCATCGCGATCTGGGCCCACAACGGTAATCACCGCACTGTTGCTCCCGTTGATATATTTATAAAGCCCTAGACCGCTCGGAATGTAGACAGAATCCCTCCATCGGGTTGTTCCCTTTCCGTTCTCTGAATGAATCGGGAACTCCATTTGCGTCTCTTCAAACCGTGCGTTATCCGCGTTGTGCATGAAGAGTCCTTCTTTTGTTGCAACATAGATGTTTGGAATGCCTGCTGCATTCCGGGCGACAAACATTGCCGTCACTGACCCGTCCGGTAAGGGAAGAACGGCATCATTAACCTCTGTTCCAATGGTTGTCGCGTACCAAAGCTGACCAGTATAGCTAATTCCCCAGAGGCGATCATCCCAGACAGTCAGAAATTGCGTATCCTTTGCATCATTCGATGTCCATGACGATCCGTCGTAATGCGTGTACCCACTCCCATTGGCGTCATAATGTGCAAACACAAGGTGCGAATTTCCTGAAGCATCCGTGAAGACAACAGAATCTGTGACCTGATCTTCTGTTTCATCCAGCGCACTGCCCCAGCTATCACCCGTGTTGTTGTACTTGAAAATCTTTGCGTTCTCGCTGTTGCTTCCATTCCATGCAGCGTACACTTCGTCGCCATATGTGTTGATGGCGCCAATCGTTGCATCCGTCAATCCATGTGATGGGGCTGTCGATTCTGTCGCAAGTCCTGGCAACACGAGATGGTTCTTGTAGCGGAGCTGGGCAGTGGAATACCACGCCCGTGATACCTCACCCGCACCCTCCATGCGGTTGATGCCGATCCCTCCACGCCAGTCCGACCATGCAACAATCGAGGATCGAAGCTGATCGTCCTTTGACGTATCGCCGATGACGACCTTTGCCGGGTACAGCGATGCGAGGACACTGCGAACAGGCTTCGTCGTCGGGAAATAGGTATCATTCAAATATATTTCGTTGCTATCAATCACTGAGGCAGGCATTATTCAACTGACCGCGCATTCACCAAGAATGGTAATGCCTTTCGCGCTCTTTCTGTCTGGGCCGCCCAGTACGCAGAAAGCTGCCGCTTTGCGTCAGGGTCTGTTGCTGGGCCACCTGACGTTGAAATCAACGCCAAGTTCACCGTATTGGCGATCACGAAGTTCTCGCTAACCTCAGTGCCTGTGTCATCAGACCCAAGCAGGGCTGGCTTGTCGCCACCCTTGATTTTCATCAGATGGTAGCCGATTGTATCCTGTCCATCACGGGTCAGGATGAGATCCCGCGCCTCTTTATCGATGCGCCAGTTCCGTCGAGGGAGTGTTTCCCATTCAGCCGTGTCATTGGCAACCGCGACAATGTCGTCAATCCATATCGTGACACCTGCACCAAGATCGGCATCATGTTCAAGACCAACAGAGACAATAGCCGTGTCTACCTCTGGATTCGCTAAAGACATTCTGGCGAAAGTCCACGTATCCGGTGATATAGCTGGGAGGTTCAGGCTTTCCTTGTCGCTTCCATCGGCTGTAACCGTGCCATCATCAAGGTGTAATTTGATATTACCGGCAACAAGAGCGCTACCGATCCCTGTGACTTTGATCCACATCTCAATAGTGTCGTAGGCCGAGATATCGGTAGAAGTAATAGAATCTGCAATAAATGCACCCGCGCTTGCCCCGGCAGCAAGTGCAATTTTTAACGATTGGGTTCCCTGTTTTTTATCTTTCGTGTCAAGCGACAGGGTGAATCCTGTTGGGGCAGACACTTCGTCAAATGTAGTGGCACACGCATGAATCCGTTTACTACTGATCTTGTCCCTGTACTCGATCTTGTTGATCATGGAGATATCACTTGGAATATCAAAGCGTGTGGTCTTCCCATCTCCGTGGAGCGCAATGTTTTCAATGGGATCATAGGCGTTGCCTGTTGCCGAGATCAGGCTCTGGTTAATGAAATCATCGATGATGGATGGGTTGTACGCAACATCCCATAGTTCATAGGATTCTGAAGCTGTCTGCGCCGATGAGGCTGGCATGTACGCAAGTGTTGTTTTATTGTCGGTAATCGTTGAGTCTGTAACACGCCGTATTTCTTCATCATTGGACCCACTTGTAAATCGAATCCATTTCCCAATATGGTTGTCGTTCCCTCCGAGAACCAGGCTTGAGTCAACGAGAGTATTTTTCCCTACTGCTCCAGTTTCACTGGCAGCGCTTACATAGAGAGCGCCCAGAGCGTAACCGACATGCTGTCGTATCTGTTCGCGTGTCCGGCCTTGTATCACGGGCATGGATCACTCCTAGTACTTCGCCTTCTTCATCTTCTTTCCGGTCTTCTTGGCAAAGGCTTTTGCCTTTTTCTTCCCGGACTTCGTATAGGGGAACTTCCGCTTTCCTACTGCTGGCATATCATTCCTCCTTGTCGCTTGCCCCATTCTCCAGCTCGTGAACACGAGCAATCAGTTCTTCTATCGTGCGTCGCATCGCTGCATTCTCAACCTGTACGGCAAAAAGTGCGTTGTTCTTCAGCACTTCCTGCACATCCTGCGGCTGGACCTGAACATCAATTCCATTTCCTGAAGTCATATTATTTCACCTGATAGTATAAAGTATTGTTCGTTGATTCCTTGCGCTTGATCGCCTGCTTCCGAAAGTCTTCGAGTATCTTCCCGATTTCCTTCTTCTCATCAGCGGTTGGGCGCCTCTTGTCATATTTCTCACGTACTTCCTTCACGAAAGCCTCGGCTGAGTTGGCCATCATGTCTTCGATCTGCTCTTTAGAGGTATCTTTATCCGCTAGGATTTCGACACGAGTGACATGCTCAACACCAAACTTGTCTTTCGCTTTCAAAGTAAAGCGGTGAGAAACAATTCCTGATCCTGTTTCCTTGTTACCGCCCACAAGGGTCGTCCCAACCGGAACGACCCCCTGTGGTGTCCATAAATCAATGGGCATTAAACTATATTTAAGAATATTGAGTGGTATTCACCATTGACGGCAGTAGTCTTTCCCATTTGACCAAGGCAACCCCATAGAGTTGCACTACCTTCTGTAAAGTCTTCCATCGCACCTTCAGTGGCATCAGACCTCATTAATCCTGCACCCGGTGCCGGAGTACCTTGTATCAAGCAAACTCCCGGACCCTTTACTTGAAGCCATCCGTAACTACCACTGGCTATGTCAGAAACGGTTACACCAATCGCTGGACCTACAGGAGTTGTATTCGACTGAAGGACTCCCTCATAGAAACTCTTGAATGCACCAGCTTTAGCAGTACCGGCAAGAATCTCAGTAATGAACCCATCTTCATGGTCTATAGTTACTGTTACGTCAGACGTACCAGCAGGGTGTCCCTTGATCCTATATCTCCACCCAAGGGCAGTGCTAGCATCTACGTTGCTGAAAAGAATCCCATCAGCATATTCGTCTTTAGTAACTGATGCGCCAAAAGTGATACCTACAGTAGTACCGCCTGCGGAGCCGGTAGTTGCAACTGTGAGGTCATCATCATCGGTAGCTAGGAGAGCAGGAGCCTCCATTAGTTGACCAGCAATAACCGCCTCTCCAGTAGATGCATAGATATACTCTGTGTCTGCAATCTGCATCCTAGTTCCCAGCTTATGCTTTTTAGCGGTAGTGGTAACTTGTTCCCATCCCCATTTTCCCATAATCGTTTGTGGAAATGACATCAATTCGTCCTTTCTTACGGGTTCTTATGACCCGCGATAAGCCGATACTTTTTCTATCGCTAGGCTCGGCCAATCGTTACACCTAGCTATTCAACCTTTGTAATGTGGCCCAGTTTTGATGGGGAAGCACTCTTCTCTTCCCCACCAGTTTCTTTCTTCTGAGCCTCAGGTGCTTTGGAAGGTTCCTGGCACCAAGGACAGACACACCCATCGCTGGGAGGCCACTGGAACAAACCGATCCGTGCCTTGCGTAACACATAATCAGGGCTACCGGGAACATTACCAACTGTCGTTCCAACTTCTCTGACTATTTCACCTTCAACATTCAAGCTGGCTTTATGCCTGTACAGAGTTGTCTTCGGCTGCCACTCGTCAATGTATTTCAATGAATACCCGACGTTGGCCAGGTCCAGCTTCTGTTGATTCCGCTCCGTTATCCCTGCCATCTGTTACTCCTCAATTATGACGTTGCAAGGTCGCCAATCTCAAAAATGATTGATGCGCCACGGTCATCATCTAATTCAAAGACACCGTAGTCGCTTGTTAATACGACCTCAGTTGCCCGGAGAGACGCATCCCTCTGGCGCTCTGAGCGGCTATCAACGCTCTTCAAGACGGCCATTGCTGTCTTGTCTGCAATGACACCATATCCCGAATCCTGACCGGATATTTTGGCAATGTTTCCATCTTCAAAGATCGGAACATTGTTGATTGGTCGTAATCCGCTGTAGAAGTTCTTCAAGAGATCGACACTGAATCCACTGGTGAGTTCACCGCCTCCGGCTCCTGCGGCTGAAGCAACAGTTGCCCCATCCTTGGAAAGGTATGCAACAGCATTCGGGTGATGAACAATGTAGAGCTGGTTACCGAACTTATTTGCCTTGGCGTTGCTGATTATGGCATGTGTGTTCGCCACATTCATGTTCCGGCCATCTAGACCGAGGGACGTTCCGTCATTAAGGTTTGGCCAGAGAGCGATTACATCTGTATCTTTCTTCCGGGCCATTCCATCACCGAGCTGGCGACCAATCATGGAGAACACGTTCTCCGCGCTCTGCCGGACTAACTTGTCCGTCAGAATGATTTTTGCTCCCACCTCAGATGCGGTGAGATCAACGGTCGTCATACCGATATCTTCTTCATCGATGATATCCTGACCGTCTACGAGGTCGCTCACAGACATCTGGCTGACCTTGGGAACGGTCACCTGTTTACTGCCACTCGGCAAGCTAAACTGCTCGATGAGCGCCATTGCTGGAGCGTTATGCTCCTCCGTGTAACGAGAACTCGCAATGATAATCTTTTGTGCGTTCTCTAAATTTCCCGTCGTGGCTGTCTGAGCCATATTGAATCCCCCTTCTTAACTTCCGAACGTCATTCTTCGCGCTGCTTCTGTTGCCGCCTGTGACCGATCACCATTAAGGTACGCGGTCAAAAGACGGTCATCTGAAGTTGATGCCTCCGCAGCGCCTTGACTGTTGTCGAAGGTCTGTGGTGGTACCTGGCCCTGCCTGAGACGGGCAAGCTCTTGATCCGTATCACGCTCTTTCTTCATGCGTTGTGCTTCACGCTCCATCTGTTGCGGATCAGCACTGCTAAGAAGAGCCTGATAGTCTGATACAAATTGCTTGTCAGCAAGCCCATTCTTTTCCATAAAGTGGAGAGCTGCCATCTGTCGCCCTTCCACAAATCCAACGAGATCGAGAGCCTTCTGCTCCTGTTGTTGCGACCGCATCTCGTTCTGCATATATTGTTTGGCCTGCGCCCGTGCTTGCTCCGGAAGATATCCGGCATCCGTCAGTTGCTGCTCATAGGTGCGGGCCTTGCGTCCCAAGTCATCACGGAACGCTCTCTGTGTTTCCTCTTGTCGTCGCCTTTGTAGCTCCTCAACCTCAGCCTGTGAGACCTGCTGTTGCTGCGGACCAGGAGCGGTCGTCTGTGCCGGAATCTCTGGTGGGTCTGCGGGGGCAGCCTGCGTGGTGGTGGTTGCATCAGGAGCGTCACCAACAACGGGTTCCTCTGTGGGAGAATCCTCGACGACGGGTTCTGGAGATTCGATCTCCAGTTGGTCATCTGTCGTAATATCGAGAAGTCCACCCTGCTGCTCGGCAGGCGCCTCTACCGGGGCTGCTGGAGCCTCTGGGGGCGCTGTCTGGTTCTCTGCATTTGTTGTCATATCTTCTTTCCTCCCATACCCTATCTAGTACATTCCTTCCCCTATAGTACTACATGCGTAAAGAATGTCACGCTGCTTCAACCGATTCTCTTTCTTTGAGCCAGTCGTTATACTTCTTGAGGAAGACGGGATCATCGCGTCTCCGTGATTCAAATGGATGCTTGTCATGGAGCCAGAGCATGAGTTCGAGGTCTCCCCCAGCACGAATATCGTTGTTGATGATTTCTACCTGTTTGCGCTTGAGGTCTCGTTCTGCCAAGTCATAAGCAGTTTTCACCTGCGAATAAATCGACCTGTTTTGCAGGTCGGACATGAGCTTGTTTCTTTGATCCCTGTCTCCATCCACATATTCCTTGATATATGGGTGTAACGCCCGGGGGAAACGCTGCTCGATATATTTTTGAATCGCGTCGTCCGTCACAACATATTCAATTTGTGACGCATGGATTTTCCTTAAGTCAGCGATCCCCTGCGTCTGCAATGCAGACGGGAGATATGCCTTCTCCATGGGGTTTATGAGGTCCTGTCGTCCAATCGATTCCAGATGCGCTTTCCGGAGTTCAAGTGATTCCACGTAGTTGTCTTTCACCGAAGCAGGGAGTTGGTAGAAGAGTTTCTCTGGAATGCGATACCGATTGAGATTTCTCGTGACAAAATCACGCATCTCCTGTGACCATTGTTCTTGCAGCTTGGCGTATTCCTCGTCATATGTGTCTGCATCATAGTCATCATAGAGATCATAGACGCTCTCCAGCGCTTCCTCGTTCGGTGTGTTGTCCTTGCGTTCCTTGAACTCGATACCCATCCCGCGCTCAAGACCCTCACGAATCCCCCGGTAGACATTGCGAATCTTGAAGAATTCATTGAGTCGTTTCTGTACGGAAATATCGTCACGTTCTGCAAGCTCTTCCAGCTTGCTCAACTCTTCCTGTCGTGCCTTGGTAAATTCTGTTGCGTCTTCCGCATAGTTCTCCTGTGCAATTTTTCTAACCATATCTTTCTGATAGGGGTCCTCGATATCTCTCCACTCTTTCTGAAAGAGATCCTGGGCAACCAGGTTTCGTGGGTACGCCGGGGACTCACGCAAGCCAGCCAACCCTGCTCCGAGTCGTGCTGGGCCGGGCATTCTCTTGCCTAGCTCATCAAGGAAGTCCTTGTCATCACTCGTCGCATCGAGCGAATCAATCAATCCGTCCGTCACATAGGGTGCCAGCCAGAAGGGCAACAGCCTTTCTGCAACCAGCGTTGACATGCCGGGGTAGGTATAGATGGGATCTCCGAAATAATCTTCATGTGTCAGAAGAGACCAGCCGACTCCCGTGGCCGGAGCAACCATTCCCCGAACCGACTGAAGAAGAGGTTCTGTGAACTCTCCGTCTGCAATACCTGTTGAAACACGGGCCAACATTCGCATGTTGGAAATGTACGCCCCACCAAGTCCCATCTCCGT